TAATAGACTTTGTGAAAAGGCAAGAGATCATTTGTATATGAAAGGTTTAAGATATGAATTTACAGGTGATAAATATTTAGATAAAAATTCTATGTTAGCATTTACCGCCTGGAAAAGATTAAATAATGGTGCAAGTATTGATTCAAAAGATGTCAAAGTAATGTATTCTTTTTTAAAAGTAAAACTAGGTCATATACAAAGAGGTTTTTCTAGTGGTAAAACTTTAGATTCTGTTTTTTCTGTGACGTTAGAAGAACTAAAGAAAGATCATGGTTTACTTGTTGAAGGTAGTTGGGAACATCTTGACTTTGATGAAGATACAAAAGTTTTCATGAAACATTTAATACAAAACAATTATGATCTTATGAAAGAAGCTGACATAAAGATAATGACCTTACATGGATCAAAGGGAAAAGAATGTGAAAACGTAGTTTTATTTACAGATTTTGGTGCGGATGAATATCAAAGTAATTTTATTGAAGGTGAGTTTGAAAAGTCACCAGACAATGAACATAGATTATTTTTTGTTGGAGTTACCAGAGCTAAACAAAAACTTTATTTACTACAATCAGAGGAGGGTACGGGGTATGTCATATAAATCATTAGATAAACAAGTTCAGGGGAATCATTATCAAGACTTTAAGATTCAACCAGCAGAGTTTGTAAACCAAAACAAGTTGCTTTTTGCAGAAGGCAACGCTATAAAATATATCTGTAGACATTCTAAGAAAGGTAAACAATACGATATTAAGAAGGCTATACATTATTTAGAAATGATTCTAGAAAGGGATTATGGAGAATTTATTTAACGAAGAGATGTGGAATTCACCGGACGAGTTTAAAGATTTAAGTAGTTATAAATACATAGCAATTGACTTAGAGACAAGAGATCCAAACCTAAAGAAAATGGGCTCAGGTTCTGTAAGAGGTGATGGAGAAATAATTGGAGTAGCTGTTGCAGTAGATGGTTGGTCTGGATATTATTCTTTTGGTCATGAGCAAGGTAATTTTTTTGCAAAAGAATCTGTAATGAAATGGGTAAAAAGTATTTGTGCATTACCTTGTCCTAAAATATTTCATAATGCAATGTATGACGTATGTTGGTTAAAAGCATATGGTGTAAAGATAAATGGAATCATTGTAGATACAATGATGATGGCAGCTGTATTAGATGAAAACAGGTTGTATTACTCATTGAATTCATTATCTTTTATAGAGTTAGGTAAAGTTAAGAATGAAAAAGCCTTACAAGATGCAGCAGACAAAGCTGGCATAGATGCAAAGTCTGAAATGTATAAACTTCCTGCATCAATGGTTGGAGCATACGCTGAAGCAGATGCTGAACTAACTTTACAATTATTTAAAAAATTTTCAGGTCAGATAAGAGATCAAAACTTACAAAGGATATTTAACTTGGAGACAAGTTTATTTCCTATGTTGGTAGATATGAAATTTAAGGGCGTTCGAGTAGACGTCGATAAAGCGATTCAACTGAAACATGTGCTAGAGAAAAGAGAAGGGCTATGCCTTGCAAAAGTGAAACAAGTAACAGGAGTAGAAGTACAAATATGGGCAGCAAGATCGATCGCCAAAGTATTTGACAACCTTGGACTACCTTATTCCAAAACTGCGAAAAGTAAGATGCCATCATTTACAAAAGCTACACTAGAAAATCATGAAAATCCAGTAATAAAAAACATTGCAGAAGCTAGAGAATTAAACAAAGCGCATACAACATTTATAGATACAATATTAAAACATGAACACAATGGACGTATTCATGCTGACATAAATCAGTTAAGATCAGATGCAGGTGGGACTGTAACCGGACGTTTCTCATATTCTAATCCAAACTTACAACAAATACCTGCAAGAAACAATTTATTAGGTCCTGCAATTCGTGGACTATTTATACCAGAGCAAGGTTGTGATTGGGGTTGTTTTGATTACTCACAACAAGAACCTAGATTAGTTTTACACTATGCAGCAGAACACCCTATCTTAAAAAATTCTGAGTCTGTAACTGAAATGGTTTCTAAGTTTAATAGAGACCCCAAAATGGACTTTCATGGAATGGTAGCTAAACTTGCAAACATAAAAAGAAAAGAAGCTAAGACTATTAACTTAGGTTTGTTTTATGGAATGGGTAAAGCAAAACTTCAACAGTCTTTGGATTTAGAAAACAAAGAAGATGCTGATAAACTTTTTAATAATTATCACGACAGTGTACCTTTTGTAAAAGGTTTGATGGATGCTACAATGAGAGACTCACAAAGAGACGGAGAGATTCAAACAATTGCAGGTAGAGTATGTAGATTTGATAAATGGGAAGAGGCAAGGTTTGCTCCAGGTGAGTTGAGAGCACCTATGACTTATGAAGAAGCTAAGGGAAAATATGGTGAAGATAGAATTAGAAGAGCCTATACATACAAAGCTTTAAATAAATTAATACAGGGTTCTGCGGCAGATATGACCAAACAAGCTATGCTAGATTTATATAACGAAGGTATTACACCGCATATACAAGTACACGATGAACTTGATATATCTGTTGAATCAGAGCATCAGGCTCAAAAAATCATTGCAATTATGCAAGATGCAGTTAAACTTTCTGTCAAAAATAAAGTTGATTATGAAAAAGGTCCTACTTGGGGCGATGTAAAATGAGGAGTAATTATGGCTTATCTAAACGCAAACATACCAACAGTTTATGCACAAATTAGAAAAGAGTATTTATATGATCTTAAAAAACATCATGGAGAAGTTGAAGAGTGTATTATCTTTGGCATTACTAGTATGGGGGGCCGTGCTATACTATTCCACGCTCTTATGGGTAACGGTGCAATATTTTATCGCCTGCCAATTAGCGCGTTTATTCAAAAGGGATTTGAACCATCCGGAGTGCCCACAAGAAGACTTGATGAATTGGAGCTTTGGAATTGTTTTTCTTACTATCCTACTGTCACTAGTTGGTCTATTTTAACTGCAGCTTCAGGTTATTACTTCGGTAAAGATAAAAAAAAGCATCACGGTCGTTATTTATTTACTATTGACTGGGCTCATCCAGATGTTAATATGTTAGATACTGATCATTCAGAGATTCCGCACGAACATAAGTGCGCTCACATAATTGCCTTAGATGATGGTAATTTTGCAGCACAACCAAATAATAGATGTATATGGGACCTACCTTCTTTTACTGTAAAAGATAATACTCCCGATTGGAAAGTGCAAACTAATGAATGGAACGTAGAAGATAGCGGAGCTTGGCGTACAGAAGATACGGATAAGTTCTTCTATGAAATAGAGGAGAAAAAAAATGATTAAAAAAACTTTAAAATGGGTTTGGAATATAATTTGCTGGCCCTGGAAAAAATTTATAAAGTGGGTTTGGTCTAGTTAAATGACCAGTTGCAAGACATGTTTTCATCCTTGTCATTGCGGTGAAGATAATGATCTTCACGCAGATGAATATGGTGTGTGCACCTGCGAAAAGTGTACTTGCAAACGAACTTACAAAAAAGAAAAAGATCACAGTACGGACATAACATACGAAAATGAGTAACAAACCTTTGGATATCGGAGAAGAGGCAAGAGTACAGATGCCGATGAAGACAGTAGCTAGCCTGATCGTGCTCGTTGCAATGGGCGTGTTCGCTTATACGGAGCTGACTGCGAGATTAGTATCGTTAGAAACATCAAGAGAATTATTTGAAAATGATTTACTTAAAAAATCTGAACAAGTTCCTACAGATCAGGAGCAACATTTTTTATTGGAAGATCTTTATAAAAGTGTCGAGCAGATAGAAACGAGAATCGAGGACATGATGCACAACAAAGTAAACATACAGTTTATACAAAAACAAACTGAGAAGCTTTTAGTTGATGTTGAAAATTTAAAAGATAAAGTAAGAGCAAACGGTAACGGAGCGCATTGATGACAGAGTTAGTGGTAGCCTTACTTATGATTGTACACGGAGAGATTAAAGAAGCACGTATCCAGCCTTCGATGTCTGAATGTCTTAAAGGGGCACGTACAGCTAGACGTGATTCTAAATCGCACGTAAAGTACCAGTGTCTAAAACAAATGGCCGAGCTTGAAAAAAATATAGATGGATCTTTGTCCATAAAAAAGTTAATATTGGAGTAATGAATCTTTCACGGAATTTCACCCTTTTAGAATTAATTAAATCGGACACAGCTGTTCGTAAAGATATTAATAATAATCCAAATGCAGGTCAAATAGAAAAATTAAAAGGACTGTGTGAAAATATTTTACAACCCGTCCGGGACCATTTCGGTAGAGTTAAGGTCACATCAGGGTTCCGTTCAGAAGACCTTTGCTATGCCATAGGTTCAAGTCGGGACAGCCAGCATGCAAAAGCTGAGGCCGCAGACTTCGAATGTGTTGGAGTTGACAATGCAGAAGTTGCTGATT